ATGTTGCGCTTGGTCTGCTTGTCTATCATCTTTTGCAGGAATTTCTCAACCATCTTAGCCAATGGTCTTTTGCGCGTTGTAATGACTCTGCCATTGTTAGCATTGCCCACAACTTTCTTAGACTCAAACAAGCCCCATCCAATAGTAACAGACTTAGAGGTAGCGCGTTTAGTATTAAGATCGCTAAGCATGTCGCCTGTTGCATAAAGATTAGCTTCGCCATTGCCCGCTCCAACTCTGCGAATATCGCCCGACTTCTTGCGCTCTGCATATTCGGGGTCTAGTGGTTTGAACTTACGCCCCTGAACATCTAAGCCCTTGTTCTTCGTGTGGTCTATAATCTCGTCTGAGACTTCAGCGCCTACCTTAATCCACCATGAGCGGGGCATGTCTACTATGTCGGCTATCTTAGCCATCAACTTGATTCTGTAATGGAGTGCCAGCGCCCTTCTTAGACTCGCCATCGTCTAGTTTCGTCTGAGCCTTGCCCTCTCCTGATAATTTACCACTCTTCTTAGTCTCTAAGCGCCAAGCATGGCGGCAGTTGAAGCCTCCACCAGTTACCATAGAACCAGGGAATTGAGACTCAATCTGTGGCCTAGTTAATGCACCACTAGCAGCCATCTCAACGCAAACATCCCTAGTCTTGCCGTCAATGGGGCCGATATAAATATACGTTGTATCAGGTGGCATTTCCTCAGTCATTGCAGCCGTTACCGACCTTGAAAAAGTCCTTTGTGCCGTATCAACTAGAGTCTCAACTTGGTCGGGGCGAAACCCGCTAACATCCTTAATAGCTTCCTTCATTGTCGCCCTGGATGCACCTGTTAAAGCGCCCCTCGATAGCTCTTGCTTCATGGTAGAGGCTAGGTCACTACCCTTTGACAAATAGAACGCGTTGTCGGTGGCAACTAGAGCCTGTAAGACCTCTTCTGATAGTGGGGCGATGGGGTCTATCGTTCTTAGGATGTCAACATAGCGTGAGGTTAGTTTGTCAACATTGGACACATAGCCTAATTCGTTTACTAGCTGAGTGAAATCAATTTCAGATACTAATACAGCAAGCTCTTGCCTTGACATATTTGCGCCCAAGTTGTAAACATAATCAACTGTCGCAGCCTTAATAGCCTCAGTCCTTTTAGCAAATTCAATGGCTGTCCTTTCAATCGTTGGCAATTAAACTTCCTCAATTTCCTCTACTGGTTCAGCTAGAGCGTTAGCGAATGTTGGGATAGGGGCATTAGTCGTGACGTTGGTTGTCCTATTCTCATCAATAACCGCTTGAGCATCTTCGATCGTTTGGTACTTGTCAGGGTTGCCCCGTCTTAGTATCTGGGCTTCGGTTATCTGATTATGTTCTAAATCCCAAGTGTCTTGCTTGATTTGATCTTCAACGCTTAACTCTTCGGTGATTGCTTCGTTAAAATCAACGGCAAACTCTTCAGGCAATTCAAACTGTGCTTCAACCTTAACAATCTTGCGCTCTATCTTATAGAAGCTATGCTCTGCCAATCTCCAACGCTCAACATCAGCCCTGCGATCATCATTTAATTCACGGTTGCGCTCTTTAAGTGCGACACCTGAAGCGGCTTGCGATTGATTAACGAAATCAACCGTCAAGTGATGGTTCTGTGCGACATAGATGTATATCTGCTTAATCCATTCCTTAATTGAGCCAACAGTATCTTCGGGCGAGGTCGTGTTAATACTTGAGCCTTCAGGTAATGAGTGTATGACATTCTGAGCGCGGAGTAGTTTAGTATCGTCATTGATACCACTAGCCCACATCTCGCCATAAGACCTGAATCGTATATTAGCGTCACCATCCAACTGGAGAACATTCAATTCTCTATTGGACAGCACCAGGCCCCTGTCAATATCAGCATCTAGGAAAGACCCGTCAGGCAATTCAACGTATGTCCAAACAATAGGGATAACGCCATATTCATTCTCGCCCTCTTCAACCCTGCGACCACCTTCATAAGTAGCCCACACGTTATTATCCCAATACTGCCAGCGTTCAGGCGCGTCATCTGCGATAGTGTCATTTGATGCGATAGGGAATACAACTGCGACAGGTTCCCAGGGGTTGTCAGGTTCGAAGTATGGCTCAAACTGTATTAAGCGGTCATAGTGGATAGTGCCATCACGCCAGGTCAATTTAGTACCAATCAGCCCCAATAAATTAGTACGCTTCTCAGCCGTTGGTAGCTGTATGTCCTTCATCCTGGTGACTTCGTTGTACTTGGTCATGTCGTACTCTTCGTCAGGGTCGCCAAGTGTACGAATAGGCGGTATCATGTAGACTAAAGACGTTCTATCTGTGACCCGCTTTGTGATATTGTTAGAAGGTGTCGGCAAAGACTTAGCCAAGTCCTCATCTATAAACCTCATGTAATCCTCTTGAGCGCGATCCTTATAGTAGTCTAATGCCCATTGCCTCTCCCTGTCCCATGCTTTCTTCTGTGCGCTCTGTGACTCTATCTTACCCTTTTCAATTAACTCTTTCGCTAAATCAGGAATTTCTAGCATGTAGACCGCCTATGTTTTTAGTATAATTCATCGGCATAATATAGTGCATGTTCTTGCACCTTGCAAAGCTAATAACGCTTAATAGATGTAGCGCCACGTTTCTTTATTGGGAAGTGATACTCGCAAGGGTAGCCCAGAGCGTCAGTCATGTGTGAGCGCTCCAAGTCTTTCTTATCTATTGAGCCATCGGGCTTGCGGGTTGTGCGTTCTGAATCGCTTATGATCTCGATACACGTAGGTTCTACGGTCATCCTGGTTTTACCTTTGGCGTTCATCCATAGGCCATTAACAGTATTAATGCGGTCTTTCTCTAGTGGGTTGGCACGATTGCAAGCAATACCGTGTCCATAGTCTCTTAATATTTGGTGGTCTGTTCTCTTAGAGCTTGAGCGCCTTGCCCCACCTGTTGCATCTGGTGTTATCATAGCGCGGGGGTATCTCTCAGCTAATATGCGAGCCATTTCAAACGTATTAGAATCCTTCAATACTATCTCATCAAACCAATGAATACCGTCAACCATCTTGTACCCAATAGCGCAACACATCTTAGAGACATTGAAATCCATACCCACAACGATAGGCAACTTGGCTGTCTTTAGTTCGGGTCGGGCTAGAACATTCTTAGACCTATCGAAAGCATCATAGACACGGTTAGATGCAGCTTCAAACGTGGCCTCGTACTCTTGTCTGAATGTGCGGGCATCCATATCGCGCTTGGCGGCCTCTACCTCTTCAGGTAAAATATACCCACCGTCAATAGTCTTGAATTGCCATGACATCCACTCAGGGAATTTAGGGTCTTGCCCGTGTAGGAAAGCGTCATAGAAGTGGTTAAACCCGTCAGGCGTTCCAATCCGTAATGACTTACCCTGGTAATCTGATAGCATAGGTCTGACGATCTCGCCCCAAACATGAGGCTTCATAAATGCGTACTCTTCTAGCACAGCCTTAACCAGACCAACACCCCTTAACCTGTCCTCGTTATCTGCACCATGCAAGGCAACGATGTGTCCGTTAGATAGCGTCGCCGTAAGCTCTGACTCTGAATACTTAACAGAGCCATCTATGCCGTAATCCTTGTGGCGTTTCTTTAGTATAGGCCAAGCGACCATTTTAGCTTGTTTGTAAGTAGGGGCAATAAACCAAGATGACTTATACGGCTCTAGCTCTCCAGTATGTAGCCAATCAATAGCCAAGTGAGACTTGCCCCACCTTCTACCCGTTGCTAATGTCTTGTGTCTTGCGGGGTGTCTTAGTATTTCACCGCGAGGCTTTTTTAGCTCAATCGACATCTATAATTTTAATCGGCTTGGCATCGCCTTCAATATTAACCTGGGTTTGCATAGGCTTGCCCTCTGTGCGGTCTAGGATGCGATCTAACGCCTTTAGAAACGCATCGCCGTCTTGCACCCTTGCGTGGTCAATCAGCTTCTTAGAAAGCTCTTTCTTAACCTTGCCATCATCCTCATCGAGTATCTGCCTAATGATGTCAGACATGGCATCGCGCCTGCCTTTA